AATCATTTGACGATAGAGTAATGGCATATTAAAGAGTGTTGGAGACTGCATAGCCAACTGCATGACTGCTTGATACTGCACAATCTTTTGCGCCATTGTGGACGCATTAGGATCGCTGACAGGAATAACATCTACGTTATGGTAATCAGATTGCTTGGCTTTACGGCTGCCTTCTTCTGGCTCATAGTCATAATCTAACGGAGCGTTGCGTCCAATAATTTTCTTTAATAGCTTTAATTCTTGTTTTAAGCTGTAATGAATACGCGCTTGCACTGCAGACATTACCTTTAGGGTGCGCTCCAATATAGCCAATGTTGTACCGACGGGCGCGGCAGCAGACATATCAGAAACTTGTAAATCAGCTGTGTTAGCAAAGCGACGGCCTTCTTCTACGATCTGATTTAACAATGCCATTAAGACTTGGCTTGGTTCCTTATAAGGAAGAGGCATGATGTTGTCGCGCATGACGCCTGACGGAACATCAACGTCCCTGAATTCTCCGGGGGCAATTGGAGTATCGTCCCCTTTGACACGCAACCCACGGGTCTTAAAGCCGCCCGGCAAGTTTGCAAGTGACCCTGCATCAACCAACTGACGAATAATGGAAGTGCCACTTTTAGCATAAGCGCCAATAAGGTGGATGAGACCAAAATTATAAAAACCAAAACCGGGAATATACCCATAGTGGACAAAATGCTGGAGTTTCTTGTGTCTTTCATCATCTGGCTCCCAATTACGACGGATAGACAACACCGTGCTTGTGCCTTTTTCAATTGTGACAATATAAGGCAAGGCAATTCCTGTTACTTCTCCTGCCTCGTCGGTATGCTCGTAACCTTCTAAGTCTAGGTTAACGTGCATTTCTAAAATCTTGTAGCGATCATCAGAAGTAGCGCGGAATCCCAGCTTTTCTGCAATCTTTTTCTCTACTTCGTCCAGAGCATTGACTGGATCTCCCAAGTCTACGTCGCGGTAGAATCCTGCAACCTGTAGGGCGCGCAATTCATTCTCAGTTTTGCGCATAACGTGGGTAATACGGTCTGCAGATTCAAGGCTAGATGCGCCGTAAGGCACAACCATATCTTCTGCTGGTACATACATCGCTACTTGGCGTCCTAATTGCTCATCTTCATAGACTTTTTTGAACGCATTGCCTGCTAAACCCAAGCCCCACAGCATTCTTTCTGTTTCTGGGCGATATTCTTGCATTACTTCGGTCAATTCAAAGTTCATATCTTCTTGAACACGCTCTGCCGCAGCTTTTTTCTCTGGTGTTTCTTTTCCAATCACGTGGGTTTTTACTGGACCCGACGCTGGGAAGATAGACATCATGGTTTCTGACTGGAATTTAACCAGCGCTTCGCTCAATAATGGGTGATATACGCCACAAGCGCCTTCCCACGGCTCAGAACGCTCTTCAATCTTGAGGCCTAACAGCTCTAATCCATCAACATAGGTCTGAATCCAGTCTTTTCTTGCGCCAATATCGCTCTCAAAGTCTGAAATAAGGTCGCTAGCCATCGTAGCTAAGACACGATCATCAATTTCTTCTGCAATATTTGCATAAAAATCGTCGTTTTCTTCGCCTTCTGGGGTTAGTGGCTCCATAAAATCTCCACCCTCCTCAATGCTTACGATCTCAATCTCAATCGGTACTTCTTTTTCAGCCAGAGCATCAATCCCTTCGGGGGCTTGGTAGAGAGCTTTATCAATTGCCATATGTTTTTCCTAGTTAATAGTACCCAGCATTACGTCGGGATTTAAAATACTGCGGTTCATCGGGTTCATCACTAGGCAATCTAATGAATCCACCTTGACGAAAACGGATTAATGCTTGAGTAGACGAGTCCACCAAGTCATCGTGATCTGAATTAGGAAAAGACGCCATCTCTTCCATGACTTCTTCCGCCCATCTTTTCTCAGGCGCCCAAACCTTGCCAGACGCAAACAAATCTGTTACTGAATTCAATCGAGCTATCTTATCATTTCCGCGGGTTGGGGTAAACTCGGATACAGGAATACCCATCCTTCTTAATTCGCCGATTAAAGGCAGTCCTGATGCCTTTCCTTCCACGATAAACGCATCTGGCTGGAACTCTCGGTACATTTCAAATGCTTTATCCTTTAGCTCAGGGAACTCTAGGCGCGCTTTATAGGCATCTAAAAGAATAACGTTAGGGTCATTCTCATTCTCGTCTTTATAGAAAACACCCCAAGTCGTGCAAGCTGAGTAGTCAGAACGCTCATTCTTTGTAAAGGCGGTATCCCATGACTGGATGACAAACTCACATCTTGGAGGATAGTCTTGATCCCACACCTTCCACCACTCGCGCTTTACTAATGCGCCTTCTTCAGATGTTGGTTGTTGTTGGTACTGCGCCTGCCACTTGGATATCGGCAATTCTTCCCGCAATACCTCTAATTCTTTGAGATCCCAGAACTCTGGCCATAGCGCGCGCCCCGACGGGAGAATAGCCGGAAAGTCAATCGTCTCCCAGACGTCGCCGTCTTTCTCAATTGACGATTTGATAATTCTGCCGGTTAAGTCTTTCTTAGCCCAGCGTGTCATAACGACTATAATCGCCCCTCCCGGCTGGAGTCGCTGACGTGGACCTGAGGAGTACCATTCGTATACTTTATCGTAAACTTCGGGATTCGTGGACGCAATCGCAGCTTCCTGTTCAGAATGCGGGTCGTCGATGATGAGGAGATCCGCTCCCTTACCAGTAACGGTACCGCCAACACCGATAGCAAAATACTCGCCATTAGCATTAGTGGACCAACGACCAGCAGCTTTGCTATCTGACCTAAGAGAGACATCTGGGAATACTTTCGCATATTGTTCACTTCCTACTAGGTTACGGACTTTTCGTCCAAAGCCTACTGCCAATTCAGCAGTGTTACTACACTGAATAATCTTCTTATTAGGGAAACGGCCCAAGAACCAAGCAGGAAGCATATAAGAAGCAAACTCAGATTTAGTATGACGGGGAGGCATATTGATAATAAGTCTTTTAATTTTCCCACTGGCTATCTCCTCAAATTTCTTGGCCATCACCTTATGGTGAGCGCCATTAATAAATCCCGGCCACATCTCATGGACAAACGCCATAAAGTCAGTGGTTGCTTTTTCGCGCTTTTTAGAATTTAAATACACCTCCGCCGCCTCCATAAAGGCAGCTTGCTGTGTAGGGTCTAGTTTCTTAACTAGCTCGGTCAGATTCATTAGGGCGCTTTAATTTAATGTATGCGGGGCGGACAGACCGGGCGGTTCGAGGGATTCTTTTGCAGTGTCCCAGCTCACACAGCCGAACGATAATCCTTTGGATATTAGCCTTGGACTTATCTCCGGTAATATCCATGATGTTCTGAATCGAGGGCGCGTATCCCCGCTTGAGCCAATAGGTCTCAATCACCTCATAGACGTATTGTTGCTTTTCGGTCATAGTAGGATAGATAGGGTTAACCAAATAACAGCCATTCCTAGAACGGCTAGGACTAAATCGCGCCGGTTCACAGGTGGCTTTCCCAATTCTTGTCGCTAGCTGCCGCTTCGCCCGCTACCCAATGCGCAGACGCAACTCGGTCTTGGTGCTGTACTACTCCATAGATACGGGAACATACTTCCAACACATACCGGATATCGGATACGGATAGCTGTCCCATTAACTGTAGGATCTTAATAACCGCTACGTCGTTATCCAAAGGCTGGGGTTTTACAATAGATTCAATCATTTCATCATCCTCTCAATTATGTTCTTAGCCTCAATTTCAGCTAATTTCTCTTGGTCCTTCTGCTCTTTAATCAAACAACTATGCTCGTGGCTAAGAAACTCCACAAGGCGGGCGTACTGCTCTAACCTTCCTATAGCCCATTCCAGCTCATACTTCACATCCTTAATGTTTCTCATTACTTTTTCCAAAAAAATATACCCCACACCCCTGTCGTAAAAAAACAACATAGGGGGGGTGTTTCTGTATCTGGTAACGTTACCAGATGTAACTTATTGATTTTTATCATCTTTATTTTCATTTACTACAGGGGGGCTACTTTCAAGTGGTGATTGGATGTCTGGAATAGTATGTAATGTAGAGCTAGGAGTCCCTTCTGCCATAAGAGGGGGTAGGGGGTCGCTGATACTCGCTGGATCAATCAAGCTAGCCCCATGCTCTATTTCATTCATTAGCGCGAGAATGTCCGCGTCCTCTGCGTCAATGGTGCGACTGTTATCAGATAGCGCGCTTTTAAGCATTTCCAGCAGTTCGTCCTTTGCCTTGTCGCTATCCTTGATCACTTTGGTTTCTGATCTATGTATAAAGGAATCAACACCAGCAATAGTCCCCAATGCTTTCAGAGCATTAACCCTTACACTAGGGTTAGATTCCTCTGCTATGGCTTCTACTGTCAATCTATGAGCTACTAATGCTCTTATTTGTCCAGCAGAATACGATCTCTCGAACTCAATAGCCTGTTTTATTGCATTTGTTATAACCTGAATATCATCTCGCTTTGCCATCTCATACCCTTTATTAGCCACGATCTTGCTACTAGCCTTACTGTTATATGCTTTCCGATACGCTCCAGCCTTTGTTTCACCTCTGGCTAGATGCTCGCAATACTTCAACTGCTTAGTAGTGAGCGCGGTTTTCCCTATGTTGAGAACCTCATACATAGCGGAACTCTCTAAAGTTTCCTCTATCTTCTTCTTGGATAATCTAGGTATTCTCATGGACGCGAACAATAACAGAACATAGAGGGATGATATCAAATTAACTGTATGTTTGCACAGTATTGTATCTATATACAGTTATCTCTCATATTGTTGCAGATGACAGACCGATCCCAAGCGGGAGTTCTTGCGGGCTTTTGGGTTTGCCGACAATCTAAAACTTTCTCACATTATGAAAAACTATTTTTCATTTTCTTGATCTGGGTCAAGAATTTGCTATTTATACCCCACTACAATGACACCAGCGCAAGCAATTTAGCAAGCGCAGATGACTAACCCAAACAGAGGAATAGAACAATGAAAACAACATTCATGACACACAAGCAAGTAGAACAAGCACAGATCGTTGAAAGTTGGGGATTTAATCAAGTCGCAGAGTATGTATTCAAAAGAGAATCAGATATTGCTAGCGAACTTTGGACTACTCTCAACCCCGACCATTTACTGATTTTGGATAAAACCAACGATTTACAGATGGTGACTGATTACCCTATCAAATGGGACTTATACATTAAATAGATCGAAACGGGGCAACCCGTCTAGGCGTCATGCGCCTACTGATGAGATCAGAAACTTAGAAGCACTAACCTATAAGGAATAGAACTATGAATTTATTAGCAGACGAAACCGGAATTCTAGCGGGTTATGAATTAGACCAAGAAAATGCCGTATGGATTGAGCTGGAGCGAGATCAGGACAATCTAGACCTAAACCACAGAAGAGCGAGGCAACTATCTGCCGTCCTGATGGCTTTATGGGGAATTGATTACGCGCCCATTACCTTCAGCGAAGATAAGAATAGATATCGCTTTAAACAATCCCCAAGCGGATCATTTTTGATCTTAAATGACAACGGGCATTGGTTCAGTCTTGACTATATGGCGCAAAGGGCAAACCAACTACAGACTGCCTGATGATGGCTTGATGAGCCGAAACGCGCGCGAGCGCGTCGCAGTCATAACGAAACACTAACCTAAAAAGGAATAGAACTATGAAATACAGATTACAAGAGCAAACCCCTAATTTTCCTGATGAATGGGAAAACAAGATCGAATCTGATGATTTATTACATTTAAATGAGCTTGTCATTAAGCACTATCAATACAGAAATCCTGATTGTGCTTATCGCATTTTGGACAATGACGCCAAACATTACGATGTTATTTCCATGTTTTTTAGTTCATACAGGACTTAGACCATGAAAAAAGTTTATGTATTGATCGCGGGCGTATCAATTCTGGGGGTTTATCAATCCAAAGAGAAAGCCGAGAGAATGGCAATCTATTTAGATGACCCGTATTTAGACATTATCGAGACCAATTTAATTTAAGGAATATGACTATGAAAACCACAGTAAGCCTTGACGATTTTAGACGCGAGTTTAACTCATGCGGACGCGGAAACCAATTTAGCTATGAAGGATTAGGAGTCCTTTTTAATTGGTTTGAAGAAATGGACGATCAAGCAGGAAATGAATCCGAGCTTGATGTAATCGCTATATGTTGCGAGTTTTCGGAAGAATATTACAAAGACACCGCAGATAGCTACGGCATTGATATCGAGGGAATGGACGAGTCCGAAGCCTTGCAAACTGTTATTTATTACCTACTAGAAAACACGCTATATGTAGGCATGGTTTCAATACAAGAGGGCGCGGAATATCTCGATTGTGTTATTTATCAAAATTTTTAAGAGGGAAACATGAAACTATCACCAATTCAAAGCAATATGACCGAGTTATCACTAGCAGACGGCACTCAAGTCTTATTTAGCTATCAGACCCCCGTAGCGTGTTGGAAGGACGGGGAATTTTATAAAACCGACAAGAAGTGGAGCAACACCACTACGCGCCATATAAACAAATGGGCGCATTGTGCAATAAGTAAGCCTCAGGAGTATTTCGACAACCTAGTAAAAGGAGTTTAGAAAATGATCCAATTTTATATAAATAATAGACCCGTCCCGAAGGCAATAGCGCGCGATCTACTTCAGAACGCGATACCTTGCGCCCCAGATGACGCGCGTAGGCTCATGGACGACATGATTCGCGGGGATTCTATGTCAATTAAAAAATGCTCCTACTATGGAGTGCATGGGGAGCGCAGAGCATGAAAAACTTTGAATATAAAGGTTATTTTGTCATTCTTGAAAGACAACATAACGGATCAATTCGCACAGTCGCGGACAACGATAAAGACACCATAAGACAAGTATTTTATGACTATCCAATGAGCTATATCGTTAAAAAAATTAAGCAAGACATCAACCACAGGGGGAAATTATGAACTATTGGGAAAACTTAGGGACAGAACACGCGGAAGGGTTCGAGATTCAATTCAGCATAGCCCCCGAAGACTTACATCCTTCAGATTGTTTTGATAACAGTATCGACCTAGAGACAGGGAAGCCTTACTACGACACCGACGAAATGGCGCGCGATATTGATAGCGGGCGATTATCTTGGTTTGTCGCAAGGGTTCAGGCTTTCAAGAATGGAATTCTTTTGGGTTCTGAATATTTGGGGGGAAACCTATACGAAAACCCCACAGACTTTATTAGCGATTCGGGATACTACGACGACATGAAAGACGCAGTAATTAAAGAGGCGCGGGAAACTATCAAGAAACTAACAGAGGAGCAACCAGCATGAGCATAACAAGAGGCGGGGATTTATTTTGCGCGGTTCGTAATGACATAGGCGGAGAGTTTGACATTATCGGGTTTGAAACCTATCAGGACATGATAGATTTTTGCGATACCAATACCGCATATTTACCTTTTGAGACGCGCCTATACAGTTTAAAAGACGCGCTATCAATTTTTGAGGGGGCTATATGAACCAAAGCGATATCGACGCAGTATGGAAGGTGCTTACAACAGTCTGGAGCGAACTATTATCCTTCGGGCTAATCCTTGCGGGCTTTTATGCGCTTTGGCTATTTGTGAGCGCGATTATTAAATGGGGGAAATTATGAAAACTTGCGATTTTTACGGGGAAAAGATTGAGGCATACACGCCAAAAGAATTAGAGAGCTTAAAAACTCATGGAAAACTTGCGGAAGATCTTTGGTATCACGAATGGCAAAAACAGGGAGCGCAAACGGGCGGGACTTGTTGCGGGGGTAAAGCCTTGCGGGTTTGGTATGTTGGCAAGGGAAAGCGTAAACCCGTAGAGATGTCAATCAGTCGATGTAATTGGGTTCAAGGCAACACGCCAGCCAGCGCGTCAGTAGAACCCGCTTTAGCCTATTTAAAAAGCAAGGGAATAAATGCCGAATATTACGATGGATGGATGGACTGATGAACAGTAGAAGAACCCTAGAGACATCCCTCATATGGCAACGCTTTATTTTAAATAGAACCACCGACCCCAAGCAAAGGGAAAGGGCGGAGAAAGCAATCGCGAAACTAGAGGAAGAGCTAACCCACGCAAAGCAGTAAACCACAATCTGAAACCCTTAGAAATGAGGGTTTTGGATTAGGGTTTATCCCTATGTTGCAGTTTGCAGTATGTAGCTATCGTTTGCAGTAGAAGTAATTTTTTAATTGAGGGTCATGCTTATGAGAGGAGCAAGGAATGACACACGCAATTATTGAAGTGGTAGTGCTTGCTTGTTTGTATTTTTACATTAACAGAGGAGAGTAAAAATGCTTTATTTATTTAAAAAAGAAGTATTTATTTACACCACAATCGAAGCTGATTCTGAAGATGAAGCATGGGAAAACCTAGATAAAGTTTCCTATTCACTTTCGGATTTTATGGAGATTGACGAAGTATCTTGCGAAATAATTGATATTAAGGAGCATGAAGATGTCTATTGAAATGGTAAAGCTGGACAACATAGACGCGATGAGCGACTTATTGTATGACCTTCTTTCGGAAGCATTTAAGGAAGAATTAGTAAGACAGGGCAAAAACCCAAATGTATTTTGGGATTTTTGGTCGATTAGTGCAACCTACGAAACCGCAGAGGAGATTGAAAATGTCTGATTACAAAGAATATACCAGCACAGTAATACTTAGATTTGAAGGTAATTGGCATGAGGCTGATTCACCAGAAGACTATATTTTAAGATTAAAAGAATCGTTTTATGAGAATTTTAATATTGAACTGATTGATTCAGAAATTACAAATATTGAGGAGACGGAAAATGCCTAATTGGTGCGACAACACATTGGAATTAAATCATAAAGACCCCGCTATGATTGCGAGGGCTAAAAAGGCTTTTGAGGATATGAATTTTTTAAATGAGTTTATTCCTATCCCCGAAGAATTGCGGAAAACCACCGCGCCATGCGAACCCGTTGAGGAATTGCAAAAGAAGTATGGCTATTCTAATTGGTATGATTTTTGCGTAGGCGAGTGGGGAACTAAGTGGGATATTGGCGGGGGTGATGGATATATCAATTCAGAAGACCCTAATTATCTATCCCTATCCTTTCAATCCGCATGGAGTCCACCGATTGACGCATACAAGAAGC